AAATTTCTCTCCAAATTCTTCTAAATCTAAAAATATTTCTAAATCTTCCTTTAATTGTTCTTTAAAGCCCATTATTTCACTTTCTTATTTTTTTTATTATCTTTTTCTGTTTCTTCTACTTCGGAATTTCCGAAATCATCATTTTTATTTTCTTCAATCTCTTCTGAATTTGGAGTATCCTCTTCAATAATTGTTGCAGTTCCTGTTTTTAATATATAATTTAGCTCTTCTCCTTTTTCAAAATCAGCTAAATCACCAATTTTATATTCTCCATAATGTCTTTCAAATTTTATTTTCATATATCCTCCGTTTTTTATAAGTTTGATAAGAGAGTAAAAACTCCCTTATCTTTATTCATCACATACCACATAAGAAAAATATGCATCTACATCACAAGGTTGCAAAACAGGACGAGATTCTGTTGTTATCTTTGCTGCTTTAGGATTTGTTGTATCTAAGTTAGAATATCTTTCAGTCATATGTACAAATCCATTTCCCATAAATACAATAGGAGCATAGATTACTTCCCCAGCAGCAGGACCTCCAATTACCATATTTGTTGGCATTAATTGAATTGATTTCCCATCAGTATCAGTTACTTTTCTACTATAAGAGAAAAGTTCAACTCCAAATTTTTTATAAGTTCCTATCCAAATTATTCCTGGATAAGTTCTAACTGCTTTTTTTACAAATTCACTTTGTAAATCTTGTGAAACAGCTTTTTTAAATGCTTCTGAATTTACTAGTAAATCTGCTGCTTTTAATCCTAAAACAATATTTTCTGTTTTATAGCCATTTTCTTCTGCTTTTTGAATTATGCTATCTAAGCTAGATAACTGATTAACTCCTGTATCAGTCCATTTTTTACCTGAAGCTAATGTAACTTTATTACCTAATTCATAATTAACTTCATACTCAATTTCTTTATCTCCAGACTTAACGATACCTGTTGTTAAAAATTGAGATACCATTAATTCAATTCTATTTTTTATATAATTTTCTTGATCTCCTAATATTTCTCCTATTCTTTTTCCAGTTTCTATTGCTGGATTAAATTCTTCAATACTTGCTCCTGCTGGTCTTTCAAATAAATCTTTTTCAGTCAATGAATATTCTGGACCAATTGAAGGAGCATTAATTACATTAGATTTTTTAGTTCTTGAATAAACTGGTCTCCCTGCTTCCATTGGTGTTAAAAATGGAGCTACAGCTTCTCCTGCTTTTGTGTACTCTAATATGATTGTTGGAGTTAATGATTTAGAAGATTTTTCAAAGAAAAGACCTGTTAAAAAGTCTCTTTTCACATCTAAATTTTGTCTAACTTTTTTTATTGTTACTGGTGTATATAATCCTGGCATTTTATTCCTCCCTTATTTTATAAAAATTCCTATTTTTCTTAATGCAATAGTTAGTTCTTCTTCTTTTCCATTAAATTTTGGAAAACTTTTTACAAGCCCTCCTGTTAGTATAACTACTGTTTGACCAGCATTTTCTGTTGTTTCATAAGCAACCCCATAAACATCAGAATATGTTGTTCCATCATATTTTCCAAATTTCTTAGCTGAACTTAATGCAACAATATCACCAGCTTCAACTTTTGTTTGAAGAGTTAAAGCATTTGTTTCAATTGGAAAATCTCCTTGAAATATTCTTTGGTCTGTACTTGTATAAATTTTATTTTTTGACATATTCTTTCCTCCTATTTTTTATTGAAAGCTTGTATTGCAGCAGCACATATTTCATTAAAAATATCATCCTGTCCCTCTTCAGTTGAAGGTGCTATACCATCAATTCCAGCTTTTTTTTGTTCATTTTTTATTTTTTCAATTTCTTCCTGTGCCTTATTAGCATTTGACATATAAAAATCAACTACAATATCTTTTGAGTCTCTAGGTTCTTCATATTTTGCCTTATTTATCACTTCTCTTTGTTTATCATTTATAACTGGAATTTTGTCTAATGCTTCTATTCTTTTTCTTTCTTCAAGAACAGCATTTTCAATTTTTTCTTTTTCACTTCCTTTAACTTCATTAATAATCTGATTTTTAAAATCATTCATTAATTGTGGGTATTCATTCACTAATTCTTGTATACTTTTTGGCATATTTATTCCTCCTGCATTTTTCATATTTTCAATTTCTTTTAATTTTTCTTTCAATAAATCTTGATGAATATAATTTTCAATATGCAACTCATTGGAAATATTTTTTATATTTTCTAACGAGTTATCATTCTCTACTATTTCATCAACAAATCCAGCTTCTAAAGCTTCATTAGCACGAAACCACTTTTCATTATTCATTTTTTCAGCAATTTCTTCTCTATTTAATTTAGATTTTGTACAATAAATATCTAAAATAGATTCCTTAACTGTATCTAAAAGTTGAATTTGTTTTTGTAATTCTGCTGTATTCCCATAGGCATAAGTTAGAGGATTATGTATCATGAATAATGCTCCTATTCCCATAACTACCTTAGAGGCACATAAAACTAAAAAACTTGCAGCACTTGCAGCTAATCCATCTATATAACCAGTTATTTGAATATTATTTACTTTTGCAAAATCTTTTAAAAGATTATAAATAGTACTTGCTTCAAATACATCTCCTCCAGGAGAATTTATCCTCAAATTTATTTGAGAAACATTCTTATAATTTTCTAATTCTTTTGCAAAACTAGCTGAACTAACTTGTCCATATTCTTTGTCAGCCCATTTTGTTATAGTCCCATATATTCTAATTTCAACTGTATTTTCTGATAGATTTTTTATTTCAAAAAATTTATTTTCATTTATTCTAGGCATTATTTTTCACCCCCTTTACGAATATTTTTCAAATCTTTTTCAAGAAGAGCAATTTCTTTTTCTTCTTCTGCTCTTTCTCTAAAGATTTCTTCATAGTCATAGCCTGATGTAGCAGCTATTATACTTCTGCTTGTAGTAAAGTTTTCAAGTTCTTTTCCATTTGCATTGGCATCTTTTAATGGATCAAGAGATGATTTTCCAGCTCCAACCCATATGCAACGAGTGAAAGCATAACGAACTGATTCATCTTCAAAAAAGTTTGGACAATCTATATCACCATTTTTTATAAGTTCAAGTATAAATTCTTCATAAATTGGTTGACAGAATGTTCTTTCTAATATTTTTCTTGAAACTTGAAACCTTTGATGTGCTTCTTCAAGTGAAGCTTTTGCAGCACTATATGAATTTTTAAAGCTAGACATCAAAACTTCTTTACTAATCTCTAAGTTTGCTCCTATTTCTTCATATATTGCTTCAACAAATTCTTTAAAATTTTTATTGGGTCTACTTGTAGAAAATTCTTTTATTTTTTCTCCTGGTTTACCTACTACCAAAGTTCCATGATCTAAGGTTATTTGTTGTTCTTTTTGTTTTGGATTTTCTGTTGTATTTTCTTCATCAGTTGTTCCAAAACCTCCTGCAAATCCCTCTTCATCAGCACTTTCACTTTCAATAATAAGTCCTATCATTGCATTGATAACTGCTGCTGTTAATTCAGAGCTTTTATATTTTCCTAGCTGTTTAAGTGAAAAAATAATCGGACCTAAAATTGGAACTCCTCTTCTTTGTCCTATTCGTTCAGGTTCAAAAATATGTAAGATATTTTTTCTACCTAAACTGTTAAAAGCTGGATACCCTTTTACTTTGTAATTAAAGTTATCTCCTGGATGTGACGAAGCTACATAGTATTTTTTAAGCTCTCCTTGTTCATCATACTCAACTCCTGATTTTATATATTTATTAATAGTTCCTATCGGATTCACAATTCTATCTGCTTCAAGAAGTTGAATACAAAGCTCTATACTAACTCCTTTTCTGTGTTTTCTCATTGGAATTGCGAAAGCATCTCCATTCATTATCCAACTAAGTTGTAACAGTGATTGTAAATCATAAAAACTAAACATTCTACTTGCATCAGAATTAGGAGATAAAGCCCATGCATTAAACTTATTTTTTATAATTCTTTCTAGCTCTTTTGCTTTTTCTCTTTCTATTCCTAAATAGACATAATTAATTGTTGGTTTTGGCAATAAGCCACTTCCAACAGTTTTAGTTCTCATTTTTTTTAGTGCAGCTCCAGCAAGATCATTATTCATATATAAGTTTCTTGACTTTGCTCTTAAATCTTCAAGACTTAATAACAAATCTTCATCAGGACTATTAGCTCCAACATTCCAATTTTTAAGAACAGGATCATCTTTATTTGAATAACCTTTCTCAATTTTTATAAGGTTATCATATTTTCGCCTCTCTCTAATTCTTTCAGCACCAGCTTTAGGATTAAAGTACCCTATCGCCTTGTCAATTAAATTCATAAAAACCTCCTATCTAGGAATAATTTGAAAAGTTCTAGGACCACTATATCCTCTTTGTACTTTTGCTAATCTTTCAGACCATATTTTTATATTTCTAGCTATCTCTTGTGAATTTGCTCTTGTTAAAACTCTATTTCCAATTGTATAGCTCTGACTTTTTGACACAGCCAAATCAGCTGCTAACCAAGCTTGTAAATGTTCTTTACATTGTTCTTCTGTAAATACCATTATTTAATCTCCTTTCTCATATATTTTTTATCATTTAAATCAATTGGGATGAGTTCTACTGCACCTGTTGCATAATTTCTCAAATCCAAAGGTTCATTTCTTCTTCCTTGAAGAATTTCCCAGGCTATTTTCATACCTCTTGGGGTTGATTTTTTTACTTTTACCTCAGCTGTTAGTCCTTTAAAATAATCTATTCCATATCCTTGTGTACTAGATTTTGGGAAATGGCATTTACCTGGACCATTTAAAATTGAAAGCCTTGAATATGTTAAATCTTTTAAAGCGTTTACTCCTAAACTAAGTAAATTTATTGAAGGAGTACCTTTTTTAGTTGTTTTTCTAAAACCATTTAGAATATTAACTCCCCAACTTCCTTGTCCTTTAATTGCATAAATTCCTCTTTTCTCTTTTTTATGGACATATTTATATACACTTCCTGTATGATGTCCTCCTGAATCTATAAGAGTTGCTGCAATCATTAACGATTTTCCATTTTTATATTTAAATTTTTTTCTTAAAAAAGCATCTAATTTTAACCATACTTCTTCTTTTCCTGGATCACCTGGAAAATCTCTATAAATAATCCCATAACTTTCATAACCATAACCCCAGCCAACAACCTCAACCTCGAGTCTATTGTCTTGTACATCCACACCAGCAGTAAGAATAACAACATTGTCATGTAATTCTGCTCCATAGTCTTCTCTTGTTTCATAGATTGCTTCATAATCCATAGCACTATCAAGATTTACAGTGAATGTCTTACCTAGTACAGTATTTATAAAAGTTTTATATTGAAAATCATCATCTTTGACATTTAGATATTCAGCTATAATTTCTTTCCAACTTACCCAGGGTGAAGCTAATGCATTAAGATGAAAACTTCTATTTTCTTTTTCTTTTGGAAACTTAGCTATCCATTTCCCATTAGTTTGTCCATATTTTTTCCATTCGCTTTCAACTGCACTTTCTCCACAAAATTTACACTCAAATTCAGGCTCTACTAAATCTTGATATTTAAGTTGCTCAAACTCTAAGGCTTGATATTCTCCACAGTATGGACAAGGTAAACTCCATTCTTCTTGTGAACCTGCCAAATATAATAATTGTATTTTAGAAGTTGCATCATCTGTGGGAGTAGAAACTCTTATTTTTTTGCTATCATAAAAATTGTTTGTTCTTCTCTCAGCTAATTTTACTGGGTCTCCTTCTTTTTTTGCTGATAAAGGAAACCTGTCAACTTCATCTAACAATGTAATTTTTATAGGTCTACTTGCTAATCCAGATGGAGAATTTGCTCCAACAAATCTTACATATCCCCCAGGAAACATTTTTTCCTGAACAGTTCCTGTTTCTCTTTTATTAACTTTATCTACTAATGTTTTAAGAATTTTTGTATCTCTTAACATAGGTTCAACTCTTTCTTTTGAAAATGATTTGGCATCATCAACAGTTGGTTGAACAAAGAGAATAGGACAAGGATCTAAGTGCATATATCTTCCTAAAATATTTAAGAGTAATTCTGTTTTTCCAACCTGTGCTGAACTCATAATGGTTATTGATTTAGTTAAACTGTCAGTAACACAGTCAAATATTGCTTTCATATATGGTGTTCTATCAGTTTCCCACTTTCCAGCTTCTGCTGCACTCTCTCTTGAAAGCACTCTGTATTTATCTGCCCATTCAGCAATAGTCAAATCTTCTGGGGGAGCTAAAGTATCTTTTACAATATTTTCAATCAGATGTATTGTGTGTTTCCCCAATATCTTCATCTTTAATAACCTTTCTTTCTTCATATTTGTATTCAATCAATTCTTCTAAAACATCATAAATAGCTTTTTTTAAAATTTCTTTTATTTCAAGTTGATTATCCTTATTTAGCAATTGAACTGAGATTTTACTAGGAAGAGCCATCAATTTAGATTTAAAATTATAATTCATATTTGAAACTATTCTGATAACATCACTTTCATGATGATATTCTTTTTTTAAAATTTTTAATTTATATTCTTTCAAATCTTTATCAGCTCTCTTTAATTCAGCTGTTTCATCTTTTCCTGAATTCTTTTCAACAAATATTTCTATCACTTGGAGTAAATCATATTTTCCAGGAGCAATTCTAGCAGCTTTAAAATAATCTCTGACTTTTCTCTCTGAAAATTGAAATAATTTTGCAATTCTATTTTCAGTTGCTAAAACTTGTTGCATTTTTCCTCCTCGCGTATATAAATTATTTTTTGGCAAACTTGAAATTTTTCCTAAAATTGATGTTTTTTGAGCTCTTCGGACCCTCAACTCAGAAAAACGGCTGACAGTACCTTATTCTATAAGAACAAGTTGCCCTGCCTTTTCTTTTTTCTTTGCTTCTTCTAACTTCAATTCATCAGTTAGCTTATACCCAAGCATCTCATTTATTATCCTGGTAGCTGTGGCTGAAGCAATGAACTGCTTCTCCTTTCTCACTGTCTTAATAATTGAATGTCCATCAGGAGTTGATGAGTCTGTATATTCAACTGTTTCAACACCTTTTATTCCCTCATCTCTGATAGTGACAAGTGCATTAAGATTAGCCATTACTCCGTATCTAACATCATCTTTTAATTTTTCTCTTAGTTCTACTAATGTTCCAATTATCTTTGGGTTCTTTTCTATATTTGCAGCTTTAGTCTTTTCACTATACCCTGCTTTCAATTTTGCTTCTTCTTTACTAAAACCACACATTCTAAACATAAGATACTTTGTTTGTTTTTCTGTCAAGCCCTCAAAATTGGATATTTTTGCATTTTTTTCTTCTTGAATTTCTTTCCTAATTTCCTTATAATTTTCTAAATATCTTCTAATCCAGCTAGTGATAGTATTTAGATTATATTTAGTTCTTTTTTGGATTTCAGAATACAAGTTCTTCTTCTTAGTACTAAATTTAGTTATTTCAAGCTGAATATATAGTTCTAGCACTTTTAATTGCTTATCTGTGAATTTTTCTTTTTTCATGTTACATCACCAATATAAATTTCTCTTCTAACTTCATTCTAGTTATAGAATTCTATTATTTCATTCATAGCTCTCTGCTACTAAAAATGTATTAAACTATATTTAATACATTAGAAAATTACTACTTCAATGAGTATACTTTCAATAACATAGTTATCTACTCATAGTTCCTTGTACTCTCCATAGTCGTAAATTCCCGACTAGCCATCGGTACATATAGATATTTTAATTTGCTATTTGTAACTTACTCCTGGTTTCAAATTGTTTTTTCTTACTGCATAATAAAATCAAGTATCCATAATTTCAGTTTTAGGAATGCAGTGCTATACATTGTTATCACGCGAGAAAAAGTTATAAAAGTATTGAAAATAAAAGGAAAATGTTTTTTTAAAGAGTGAAAATAGGATGTTTTTTCATCCTAATTAGTGCAAAAAATTGTTAAATGCTTTTTTGTATTACATTTAACTTTGCATTTGAAAAGAATAAGATTGTTGAAGAAAAGTTCGAGCCTTTCTATGTTAGAAAAATAATCTCTTTTTGGAGATGCTCTGGCTTGTGAAGTAATTAATATATCTTTTATCTTTTTTCGATAAAAGACAATCCTGCGATAGGATTTATCAGAAAATTGGGTAACAATATCATCTAATATTTTATAATCAAATATCCATTCAAGATTATCTCTTACAATGGAATCTAATTCTCTACATTTAAAATTTTTAAAATTACTTTTTAAGATATTTATAGAATTTTCTAACTCTGCAATAATTATATCAGCAAGAGTTTTTGATATTGTTTTTTGTATACAATCTTTAATTTCTTGTATTGTTATATATTCTATTGTATTTAATTTAAAAAAATCTTTTATAATCTTCTTACTCAGTCTATGTTCTATTCGGAGAATTGCTCCCCTTATTTTTCTAGTATTCTTTTTTTTATTATTTTCATGTCCTTTACTGTAAAGTCTTATTTTCCATCCAGGAAGTGGTTGAAAAATAAATCCTGTTGTAAAGAATTTATTATCAATTGGATTAAAATTATAATATTGTGTTTTATCCAAACCTTCATATTTTCTAGTAAGTCCACGATAGAAGTGGCTTATAATATTATGAAACTTATGGAAATTTCCAATAGTTTCTTGGGTTGTAAATTCAAAATAATCGTATTTTAATTCACTTATTTTAACTTCATAATCTGTTAGTTTATTAATTAATAATAATAAGTCTGTTTCTACCATAATTTTTTGAAGTTCATTATCTAATGGATAAATGTTATCTTCTTCAAAAAATCTAGGATAGGAAAAATCAATTTTTATAGTTGTTATTTTTTTTAGTTTTTTTTCTTCTAATTTTATAAAATTAATATTTTTTTTATCAATTTTATAACTATTCATACTATTAGAAAGACTCTCTGAAAAAGAATGAGGAAAAACTTTTTTAATCTTTTCCCTTACATACAAAATATCAGTTTCAACATCAACAGAGATACAAGCTCTATCTAATCCATACATTTTACAACTTCACTTTGGTACTTTTATTGCAATGTGAGCAATTTATTTCTAAACACTTTTCTTCAAAATAATAAGTAACTTGATTTCTATTAGCAACTTTTATTCTTTTTTCAGTATCTGAATATAAATAATTTCCACAGCTACAATAACTACGACCAATCTCTTTATTGTTTAAATATTTGGTTTTGGACATTCATACCACCTGCCTCTAATATTTTGGTATGTAGTTATTTGATCTTCTCTATATTTTTCAGAAAGTTCTTTGAGACTTTTTTTAAAAGTATTTTTATTATAGAAACAGTACTTTCCAATAATATTAGGACATTCTTTCCCCTCTATAATTATAGTTCCATCTCTTATTTTTATGTAATACCTGTAAGGATCATAAGCATTCATAAAAAAACTCCTTTTAAAAATTAAATTTATTACTTAAATTTATTAAACTAATTCATTTATAATGATAACTTATTTTTTTTAAAAGTCAAGAACTTTTTTTAATAAAAAAATAGGATCTCTTTAAAAAGTCCTATTTTATGCAAGTATAATTATTTTAAAAATTAATTAGAATTATTTTTTTCTATTCCTAAATAGTAATATTACAATTATTATTACTATTGCTATTACTAAAAGAGAACAAGGAAATAAATTAAAAACTTCTTTTATAAAAGTTAGTTTAGCCTTTCCCTGAAACATAGATTTTTTTATTTCTAAAATATCAAAAAACCATGATACTATAGTAAAAAATAGTAATATAAAAATTATAATATTAATACTTTTAAAGTTTTTTAAAGTTGTATAATTAGTATTTTTCAACTTAGGTAGAATATTCATATTTTCTAAAAAATTTATGAGTAAGCATAACATATTTATTAATATAAATCCTACTAATAATATTCCTGTTATTAGTCTGTAAATACTAGTATTATTCAAGTTTTGAAAACTAATATTAGCAAAAACAAAACCTGTAACAAATGTCAATACTATTGTTGCGAAAATTCCAAGGAT